TATTAAAGATTCCAGAGATTCCTTGAAGTAGCTGAGCCTGTGCAGCAAAATGTCTAGCACCGACAGGCCGTAGCTTGCCAGAAGCAGTAATATCGTCTTTCGTGATTTTGACAAACCGTTCTACTCCTAAATCATCATCCATAACACGAATGACATCTTCTGTATCCATATTCCGTTTAGCTGTTTCCAGCATAGCATTCAGCACTTTCTCCAGAAGCTCAATTTCAAATGTTGTAATCTTTTCTTGGAAGATACGACCAGCAGCGTTCTGCAATTGCTGGACCTCAAAGGCCGTTTTCTCGCCTGCTGTACGAATTCCCATAGCTTCCCTAGGGGCACCTGCATACATCTCCATACGCTGTTCTAGACGGTCAATGGCAGTGTCTGCTGCAATTACCCATTGAACATTATGGCCAAGCTCCTGAACGTCTCCTGCTTCATCGATGTGAATCTCTGCACCAGGACGATATTGAAACTCTTCCACCTCTCCTTTGATAACCAACGGAGGAAGCACAGCCAAGTCCATAGCATCCGCTTTCAGATTCTCTAGGTGGTCAATACGGTATTGCATACCAACCAGATTATCAAGAGGGCCCATAGCCCAGAGGTTGTCAGGACGTGTCCTCCAGCCTGCATGATAAATTGGAGCATGCCCGAGCCATGTAGGAAGTGGCTCATTACGGATCACATACATACGATCTACAATCGTGATAACCCGGCCACAATCAACTTGTCCCGTAACTTGATTATGGATGTCACCATAGAACTCTAACAGTTCTACATATCCGCTCTGGAGGTAGTCATAGTAATTGCCAAAGCCATCTACTTGAATACCTTCTGCTTTCTGCCAATCCTCAACACCATATGCATTCATATGGGAGAACATCTTATCACGTTGTGACAGAGCCTTCTCCAGATACTTATTATCTGGCTCATTCTTAGCCATTAGGCGAAGCTCACCAATATTCTTTACACTTCGTACAATCTTAAAACTATCTTTAAAGGAAGCAGCAAGAGGATTGAACACAATATCTAAAGGACTAATACGTCTAATCTTAGGTCCAATGAAATCTATAACACGCTCATCTGCTGAATCATATCGATAGGAGGCTTCAAAATCAACTGTAGCGAAGACATTACCGTAATCAATGTAGTCATACACCAGACGACTGCAAGACGTACGGAAGCCCCCTTCTCGTGTCTTATTGGACATATACGATTCAATTGCTTCCACCTTATCCTTAGTTGCATCATTCTGACTGTATGCTTCCCACTTAAGCCAATCATCGTTTGGAAACAATGCTGAAATATAGTTGGAATGGAGGTTGTCACGAATCTGACATAGTTTCGGCAACGTCGTCGAATTATGCCATGGCAGGGATTTATTTGTTGTTGTCGTGGTGTCCGTTGCGAAGATATACTTTTGCAGTTCCTGCCACTGTTCAATTTTAGTATTTCGCTGTGTGTTGTATGTGTGCCAAGTGTTAGCTACATATTCTGCTAGTTGGTCTCCTTGGAAGGCTGTTCTAATTTCAAGCGGTTTACTGCTCATTGTTTATCCTTTACATATTTTAATACATCTTCACAAAGAAGTGTAAACTTCTCAAAACCAAATTCATTCATCCCAACATTCAAACCCCAAATAATTAATCTTACATTATCTTCTGTATATCCAAGCTTTGGGATAATCCTGTCAAGGGATGGCGCATTTGGATTACTAATTGCACCTTCCAAATCAGTAAGCTCAAATGGCCTTTTTGTGATTAAACAGCACCCATTTTGATCGTGCCAAAGTTTCATTAAATGGTCTAATGTCAAAGCAAAAGGTACATTTTTATGTTTTGCATTTCTTTTTGAAGCTTTGAGTAATGTTCTAATTCTATGAGTATAACTACTTTTGTTTTTGTAATACTCTTCTAAAACCTGTACACGTTTTACTGCTAAATAAGTTTCTTTGTTCTTAGCATACCATTTGGACCAGTCACTTACTTTTGTAGTCAATATAATCCACCAAATCTTTTATGAAACTGTACTACGTTATCGCCCGATAATTCACTAGAGCTTCGAGCACGTTTTGGTTTAATGGCAATAGCCACGGCGGATGCTAATGCGTCCTTGATATCGTCATGAGGTGGGCGAGCGAGAACAAGCTCTTCTTCTAACACATCAGTATACCCCCCTTTGAAATGCCAAACAGACATGTTCTCATATTTATGTTCTAATGTGGCAGCTATGCGTTCTGCTTTAGTTCCCTCATTACGTGTGGGTCTATACTCGTCCACAGAGAGGTTTAAACCCTCTTCCCTGAGCTTATCTTTTAAATCCCGTACAATCACAGCCTGAGCCACTGTAACCTCAGCACGGAGCTTTTTAAACTCCCAATGAGAATGCAGTTCTGAAATGTTCTTGAAATAATCGCTAATACGGTCACTCTTGAACACAACAATGTCTAGAACATAGATGTAACCTTCAGCATCAATACCAATTACTACGACAGCAGTGCTGTCTGCCTTCTTACTTAAGCTGAAAGCAAAGTCGATGGCTGCATATACGTTTAATCGATGGGTCTTGTAGTACCAATACCCGCTTTCCTGTCGTAAGAACTTTTTATCGTAATACTGGAACTTAGAACGATTAATTCGGTTACTTCCAGGATCATTAGGGTCGTTGTAGTATTGCGAGTGAAATTGCACCTTATCTGAGTATTCTGCTTTAATCCGTGAAAGAATTTGAGCATCAAATCCAAAGAATTTCTTATCACTACGCATTGTTTTAGGCCAGATGAATAGTCCATCTGTCTCGACAGCAGCTTCTCTCACTTCCCACACAGGAACACTGTCTGTAATCTCCCCTTCATCGTTATAAACGTCATACATCTGATCTTTCCACGTGGAATAGACATCAGATGGGTGATAACGAGTGCCACAAGCTAGTGTAAACCCACCCGCATTACGAATAGAGGTAAATTGTGAAGCTTTCTTCATCACACTATCTCGTCCATCAGACGTATAAGCATTCTCTGGGACAACAATGTCATCAGAAATGATGATGTCAGCATGCCAACCAGTAGTGTTGGTTGTCAAGCCTGCTGTAGCAACTGTCTCATCTCGAATAGCTTCTAGTTTCCGCTTCTCATGGTCAATGGAGAACTTACGTTGACTCCATTTCTCACGTTTACCCTCTTGTGGGTTGATATATTCCGGGAAATATCGATTGTAAATAGCACTTCCCAGGATATTCTGAATAGCGTAAAGCTGTTTCTCTGCCAATTCAGCAGTTGCTGAGAGATAGAGGATAGAGATTTCTGGGTGACGAGTAATTACCCACGCTGCCCACGTCGCCACCATATGGCTCTTCAGGTGTCCACGAGGAAGCATGATAAGCTTATTTGTAGACTGTGCAGCACCTTGACCAAATAGGGAGTATTCCTCTAACCATTTATAGAATTTCTTATGGACATCCCCATAGACATATCCAGGATTGACCAAGCGAGCGAAGAAGTACAGATCATTCAGAGCTGTTTCCCTTAGCTGCTTAGCCTCTTCAGGCATTTTAGAAAGCCGGAGTTTAGCATCTTTAAGCCATGTATCTTCTTCTCTTGCCATATTTACTTCTCAATCCATTTTTTAGACATAGGAGGGCGTTGGCTTTCAGCTTCTTTCTCTTTTGCCTTGTTAGCATTCACAGCTTCAGCAATATTTTTAAAAACCCCCATTAAGCCAGAATTCTGCGTTTTCTCATTAGCAGCCAACCATGCTTTTTTCTCTTCTTTTGTCATCTCTTTCATATCACCCTTTATGTAAGCGAATTATATCGCTAGAATATTCATTATCAACACGAGCCATTAAAGCCTTCTCTGAGGCAATATCTGCCTTAGATGGCCGACCTGCTCCCCTTTGCTCCCAACCCCTGTCAGCGAGCCATTTAGAGGCTTGTACCCCACCTTTTTCAGCACTCCTAATCATCTCCTTGACAGCACGGCTACGAAGCTTCATTTCCAGCTCAATACGCCATTCATCAATCTCTTTACGAATAAGTTTGTTCTCACATAGACGATTCCAATGTCGCCAACCTAACAGATATTTATTAGCGAAATCATACTCTGTTGGGTCCTCTTCTAAGAGGTATAATCGTTTTAACGAAGGATAAGTCTTACCTTCGTAAACGTGATCATTATCCTTAAACGTGTAAATAGCCGCCTCAGAATAACCAACTTCTAAAAACATTGATTGTGTAATGGGGCGACCAGATGTATCAAGCATCTGTGATTTATCTGGAAGTGTCATCGGCTAACCCCTTTAA